TTATTATCCGCATCTCTTTCAAATGGAGCGCCTACATCAGACGGATCTTGCATAATTTATTACCTCATGTCCAAGAGCGCATCACTGCGCCGGTTGATTTTTTTAAGTTACCCTTAACGGATTGCGCTTTACCGCTTTGAATGCCGAAATTAAAGCGCTTGCCATACCAGATTGATTGTTTCATGTCTGACCATAGCTTTTCCGGTATTTCAAGAAGTTCTGATAAAGCGCCATATTTGATTGTTTCACGCCAATCATTGAACAGGATATCGTTTACTTCGGTTGCGGTATCAGTCGGCCTGGTTGCAATTCTTACAATTAAGCCACCGACAATTGTTTCATCTGGTACTCGATTTAGTTTAAAACGATTAGGACTGATCGACATATAAGCAGTGGCTTCACCTGGATCAGCCGTTCTCCAGCCATTGTCGATAATGTCGAGCTCTTCTTCTGTATGTCCTGGTAGCTCGCGCTCATCATAAAGAAAATGAACGATACCAACGATGTCATTATTCAATGATGCTGTCATTGTATAATCATCAACAGTGCTGATAATGTCATCAGCTGGCAGTGTTTCTCGAATTAATCGCGTATCCTTACAGAAGCGAATGCAAGCATTACGAATAGCATCAAGCGCAATGCTTTCCGGACAGCCAGGTATGTGAGGCTGAATTAGCGGTAAAATTGATTCAAGAGTTGCCATTAGCAGGACATCGCTGTTGTTGCGTCAAATGTAGCACTGGCAAGAGCGATACCACCCGTTACTGATTTGATATCGCCTCCGGTAGCACCACCTGCAACATAAGTTATATGTAAGGTATCAACACCACTTGCCACTGCGGCGGAAAAGGTTACGTTAAATCTCGGAGTCGCTGTGGGAGCTGTGTCGATAGCCTGGATAAGCGTTGCTGGTACTGCATCATTTTCTACATTACCGGGCCATAGTTCGGCAGTCATGCCTATTTCAAAACCAAGGGCTGATTCACAGATACATGGAATAATGTGTAATGTCGTACCTGTACCAGTAATAGGTGCATTAGAGTCGGCGGTAAATACCGTACCTGGATCATTATTAGCAGCACCACAAGTCATGAAATCAGAGGTTCCTTGAGTTACAATTTCATACTTCTCACCCTCGACAAGCGCGGTAGCAGCAACCTCTGTTGTTTTATCTATCAGCGCGAGCGTACACATCGTTACTGTGTCTTCGTCAGGTACTACGCCTATTTCAGCAACTTCTATACCAATTGAGCCATAATCACCACCAATAGGCGTACCTACATCAAGAGTGTCCTCTGTAAAATTGTATTGAACAAAGATATTTTTGTTCGATGTTCCTGTTAGTGCTGTTTCATTTGTGCCTGCCGTGTAATCTTTTGAAGCATAATCACAGGATGCAACAAAGTTTAATGCTAAATTACCTACTGAATAAGCTATATCATCTATCGTTACCGAACCAGAACCACCAGACCATGAGCCTGTTTTACTTTGCTCTATCGTGATTTCAGCGTTAGTTACCTGCACAATACATATTGCACAATTTTGCTGAACCGCTGGATAATCAATTGTTGTAACACCCGTAACTTCAGAAATCATCGTTGCCTTGTATAGCGCAACAACGCCTGTATCCCTGGAGGTATGGTCAATCTTTGTCCATACCACGCCAAGAGTAGTTGGTACACCTAAAGCATTAGCTGAACCACCAAGACCACCAAGGTCAGCGCCTCTGATACATATATATTGCTCTGAGTTTGCTGCGAAAGAATTTGAATCAGAAATGTACTGACTAAGGTTGCTTGAATCAGACCATTCAAGTGATAACTGAATATTGCCTGCTAATAATGCCATGATTTATCCTAAATTAGGGGTTCTGTTGAGAAAGTAACATTATCAATGTAGAAGACAGTTTCTTCCGCGAAGCCTGCATTACACCAACCAAGAAAACGCCCTTTATCAAACCCTCTTGCTGGTGTTACACGATCAACCCGCGTTCCGTACCAGCCACCAGTTTGGACATTTAATCGACTACTTGTATTGCCTTCCCAGTCTGTTTTCCATATCTGAAACACGCCATCGCCTTCGTCATACTCGTAAGTTCCATCTAACGCTAACTGCGCAAGATATTGAGCCTCAGTTGCATATTTTGAGTGAATAACAAGTGTCATCCAATGGCCTATATCGTTCTGGGTAATACAGTTACTCATCTTTCCAGCACCGCAGGTTGTACACGACCATTCTTTATTAGCTGTTTGTGAAAATGAAGTTAATACACCCAGGCTCACAAGGTCAGACGTTGGATTAGTTTGAACTAAAAGAGATGGCCCCTCCCTGTCTGCGCTATCATAAGTACCAGCCCATACATTGTAAAACTTATTGTTATCTCCATTTCCTTGCGTATTTGGGTCATGCACATAATTAGCTGGTATAAAAAGATCATACTTACACCATAAATCTGGGTAGAAATCAGCTAAGAAGAAATCAACCTCGACACCATAGGAATAGCCATTGGCATTTTCAACTGGATAAGCGCATCTAAGGCTATAATTTCCAGTTCTTGGATTTTCATTTGATACCTCAACATTGGTAAGATTTTGTTTCCATGTAGCATTACCTGTTTTAAATGTAAAAGTCCCGTCTTCAAAATCAGCAAAAGCTATAACACCCTGGATCGGAGGGACTGGAACAGTATAACTAATGTCTGCATCTGCAACCTGTTGACCTGTGGCAACAGAGTTAAAACCACCCTCAGAATCAGAGTAAACAACATTGATTATATTACTTTGAGTTAGCGCAAGACCACCCAACGTGTAATACCATCGACTTGTTCCTACATTACCAATTGGACCTCCTGATATATCTCTAGTAACACCATTTACTGTAATCGTAATACCAGATAAGTAATTGGTTGAGGTATCACAAGCTTCTGAAAAGTTCACATAAACCTTATTTGAATCAATTACAGCATCAATTGAGTTTATCGTGGGGATAACAGTAGCAGCGTCGGTTACAATGAAATTAAATGACCCAGAGGCGTCAGATTGTAAGGTTGAGTTCGTTGCAGTAAGTTCTACAGGGAAAGTATCGGCAGAACCTCCAACCGTACCCTTTATCCATCCCAGTGTAGTTGTTGTGTCTAAACCTGTTGGGAGTGCGGCTGATCCACCATCCAGCGCCATTGCTGCAATCGCCGTTCCGCCAGTATCAGCGATATAATTCGTCACCATGTCAATAGCGACAACTTCGCCTATTGTTACGTTGAAATCAACAGGAAGCTTCCAGACCGGTTTAACAGCAGCCACGCAGGCAAGATAACCAGACTCAAAACTCGCCATTAGAGGCGTTTCTGATCCACCACCTATGGCACTAACGGTGATATCAAAGGTTTCTGTTGAAGATAACCCAGAGGCATTCCAGCACGTCACCGTTATTGTATTAACCGTTGCTTCCGTGGTGGTGATTCCGCTTACAATTCCTGAGATATTGAAATCTAACGTAGGAGGGGCGGCGACAGAGTGTGTATAAGTAAACGATAATGCAGAGACTCCGTTGGGATCGCCATCACTGTCAATATGGTCGTTCAGGTCGAGATAGAACTGCTCACCCGCTTCTTGGGTGAAGTCTTGAACAGGGTTGGTCGTTGACCATACGGGGGCGGTTATCTCTAAACCAACAACAATCGCCGGTAGAACTTGAGAGACTGAACCAGAGGCATTTGTAGCGTTATAAATGATTTCATACGTCCCGCCCTGGCCTGCATCAACAGTTCCATCTATATCACCAGCAGAATCAGCTCGCATTTCTGCGCCGTTAGAAGTAGGGAGGGAGCCTGAGATATAGGTATAAGTTATTGGTGAATCATCAGGGCTAACAACGTAATCAGATAACGATAAACTTACTGTCTGACCTGTTACCCAATTCTGTAAAGGTATATTTAGCCAAACAGGTTTATTAATTTCGACATCGGGGATTGTGGCTCTAGTGATTTGTGCAGCAGTAACACCTTTTGGGTTTTTGCCATCTTTGTCAACCAAAGGAAATAAATCAGTTAACTGGACAACGTGGACTAGATCTTCTTGGTCTTTTATTGATTTTACAGCCATTAAAATAAACCTTTATTAAGTTGGGTTAATGCCACCGGGGTCATCTGGAACATGTGGGGCACTATCATCACCGATTTCAAATGTTGATCCGATTATTGTTTCTGCATCCCATCCAATATGATCGACATGTTCATCATCCCATGTCCAAAGAGAATGCGCCGTGCTACTGATACCGCCCTCGTTGTCTGGGAATGTTTCTTCAATATCAGCAACATAACTCAGCGTGTTGAATGCTATGAACAGAATTTCTGATGTATTGCCGATTGCATCCTCATGAACAAAATACAATGCGTAGTCAGTACGACTACTTAAACCAGTTAATTGCGTGAAAGTCTGCGTACCACCAAGGGAAACGGCTATGTTTTCGTTTTGAACCGCATCACCATAACCATTTTGACCAGCCTTTATTTGATCATCGCTAGGGATTGCATTTGCAGTCAGGTCCGTAATTAAAACCATGTAAATCACACCACCAATAGAATCTGTATGGCATGATGGTATTGTTGTCGTCAGAGTTGTAAAGTTAGCTTGCGGATTCGTTAATACTGGATTAGCCATGGTTATTCACTCACGACAAATGCTCTCGAAGCTTTGGATTGATTGCCATATCTGTTTGAACCTTAGCTCCAAGCAATCCAAAGAAGCTTTGAAAATGAACAGCTGTCCGCTGAAGGCTTGGTGTTTCTTCAGCATCCCTTGCGATATAGCGGTAAACAATCCATTCGATGAGTGCAGGAGAATAGATATCATCAATCGTTATCGCGTCATTTATTGTTGCAATATCAGCTGGATTTATAGATTCAGATACTTCGATCTGGACCGTTGCCGTTGCAATGACTGGGGGCGATACATAG